GCTTTCGAGACCACGAGAGAGGCGATAAAACCCAGTTTCGAAAAACCTTGGATCGACGCGCTGTTTTGCGCGTCCTACAGAACCTGCTAGGGAGACGTAGTACGATTGTACCACAGGGATGCCCGACGTGAGTGACAAACCGCACATCCCCACAGCATTCATTTGCGTGCGGAGTGCAGTACTGGCATACTCGTAGTTCATCATAGTGGCATCTTTAGACAAGGTCACACGAGGATCACGACACATGCGGACCTCGACCTCATCTACGTACACCGGTTGAGTCTGGCAAAATACCAGCTGCTCAAACACCTCAACCGGAGCCTCTACCTTCATAACAAAGCCAAGCTGTGCAAAATAATCGGGTATACCGGCCACAATTGGCAAGAGTTGGTCAGACTCCCCAATTAACATGCAGTCGTCCCCGTTATTAAACAGGCGAACTTTCGTCCACCCGTGCCCAGCCAAGCCATGCATATGAAGGTAACTGTGGACCATAGCAGACATGTCTAGGCAGTTGCCCATAGCTGTGTTCATATCACCAGAGCACCTCTCCCCGTCGACCACGTACTCGACGCATCCGTCAGATGTACGCGCAAAACCATGATTACGTAGTTGCCAAGACAGCAGCATACGCAAATGGTTGTCGCCCGGGTAGTAGTGTTCATAGATGCTATGTTCCCAGGAAAGCAGTGCACGGCAAACATGCTCGTCGAAACGACTCGCATCCAAGCCAATGCCCACTGGGCGTCTGTAGCTCGCCCACGCCTCCTTAAACATAGCACCCTGTTCAAGAGCATTAAAGCCCTTCATAACGGTGATGTGCCCATACACTTCGGCAATTGCCCTATACAAGGAGCCCTCTATCTGGTGCAGATAACGTCCAACCTCGACGTTATACCGAGGGTGCCGCGGTTGTATAACCCGCGGCACCACACGCTTCGCGCTAACAAGAATCTTTTCATGCTTTATAAACGTGGAAAGAATACTGTCAGCGTGCCGAACACCGCGCAAATGCACTTGCTCGGCGGCACGCGTGTATACCATCAGCCGACGGCCCCTATACGTCTGCTTGGGGTAAGCAAGCAAGTCAATAGGTGCGATAGCACTGATGTGATGCACGAGCGCAGCCTTAAATGCGCGGAGTTTGTTCGCCACCATAATTGGCCGAAAAGGCCTAGAGAAGGTTCCGTTGACTTCGTGGTAGAAAACGCGTTCTAACAATGCACTGCGAACATTGACCACGGAGTCCTTGAAGGACCCATATATCTGAGATGTACCATACAAGGGTAACTTGTACAGATCGCGTTTGAGTTCGCGCTTAGGCTCAGAGATATGGGTCCTCATGAGTTCACCTTTTAGCCAGCCCTCCGCGATCAGCTCGGGAGGTACAGTTGTGGGTACCTCACGAGGCAATACTCGCTGAGGGCCTTCTAAAAATTGTAAACTGCTGGGCGGACGTTGGCGCCACAAGCCTCCAACAACCGTCCAAGTATTCCGGTGTACCTATAGTTGTACACGAGAGCAGGTTGCTCCCACTTCTCCCGCAGATCGACTTCATCGGTGCTTTCGATGAGGAGTTTCGCGTCCATAAACTCTTGCGGGGGGTGGAAGGCGTAATATAGTGCCCAGGCACACACGGCGACAACATCTTTACGCCGGAGATTCGGACACATAGTGCCAATTTTACGGTTGATGGCCTGTATAGCCACCACTCTATTAGCAGCAGTGTACTTAGGAACGCCCATCTCAAGGCACACTGCTTGGCCAATACGCCGGCCAGTGATAATTCCGGAGCTCCCAAACGGAATCATCCTCAACTTAGACATCTCATAATCCTCATTAGCTGCGCCCAGAGTGGAGTGATCCTCATGGGCCATTTCGTCAGGATAAATAGTCACACGGTTGAGAATGGGAGCGCCGATGCGCCGACGCTGGTAAGAAAGAAGCCAGCAGACGACAGCTATTAGAGAAAGGAAGGCAATAAGGGCGGCCATACAGGCCGGCCAGTAGGTTGCCCCAATGGACCCTACAGGCTGAGATACGGTTTCCACGTACCTCTTGCTTACCTCAGCGGCTCCCGTAAACGGTGCCACGAGATAGAGGCCACGGTAACAAGGATAGTCCAGTGTAAGATTATTCATGATTTTAAAAGGGCCAGTAGGCCAGTTAATACGAATCCAGGCGGGAGGGCCAGAGGCCCCCCCACTCCTAGACGCGCCCGTGGTGTTGTTGCAGGAGGACAACAACGTCATGATTGTGGTGTGTTGCG